GCGGGGGCGCCGAGGATACCGCCGAGGTCGGCGACGGTCACGCGCCGCTCCTGCCCCGCGATCCACTCCTCAACTTCCTTGTCGGACATGTGCGGGTAGTACGGGTGCACGGCTAGCACCGCGGCGCGAAGTGGGATGAGGCCGGCCTGGTAGTCGGCGCGCGCCTGCTCGGACACCACGCGGCGCATCTGCTCACGGTTCACGATCACCGCGACCTGCGGCGCCTCATCCTCCGCGATACCCAACAGGGTCGCGTAGTCACGCACGCCGCCGGTCAGGAGGCGACTGAGGAGCCGCGCGTACGTGGCCGCGTTGGCTAGAGCCGCGGCGTTCGCCTGGTCCAGCGCCTCGCCGGACGGGAACGTGCCGGTCGTGATCGACGAGACGGGCATCTGGAGGTCGCCCCGTATGCGCTCCAGCAGCCGGTCGTGCAGGGCGAACAGGCCGTCGAGGGTGGGTGGCTCCAAGCGCCCGATCTGCGCGGCCGGGTCGGTCGTGACTAGCACCGTGTCCGGCCCGACGCCCTCCGCCGGCAAGTCCCACTCGCCCCGCATCCACTTGAGGGGGGAAGCGTTACTGTCCGCGGCGCGCAGTTCGCGCAACTGCTGCGCGACCTCCGCCAGCAGCAGGGGCAGCGCCGTCTCGAGCTCCCCGATCGGCAGGCCGGACTGGTCGCGGCGCAGCATGACGATACGCGGCATCAGCTGGTCGTCGAACGTGTTGGTGGGCGGCACGCCGATCGCGGCCGGGTCGCGCTGGTTCCGCCACTCGTAGATCGTGCCCCTGCGCGGGTCGTCCGCGTCCGGCTCGTACACGCGCATCCGGTACCGGTCGCCGCGCGCCTCGCTCAACGCCTGGAAGATCGCGACCGGCTCACCGCCCGCCTCGCCCTCCTCGTACAGCGGCTCCAGGTACCCGCCGAGCTTCTGCAGGCGGGGCGGCGCCCCCTCCGGTTGGTACGCCCACACGCCGGCGATGCCGACGGCGCACAGGTGCTTCAGGGCGTCCGCGGCCATGAAGTCGAGGTCCAGGTCGCTGAGGCGGTCGTCGATATCACCCGGGTTGCGACCGCCCCAATTCACCGCGCCGATCGCGGCGGTGGTCTTGTGCGCGACGATGCGGGGGCCGAGGGACTGCACCTGCTTCGCCAGGCGGCTCCACACCTTGCGCGCGTGCGGGTCGGTGACCGCCGGCGCCAGGTCCGTCTCGTCAAGCACCTGCTTACCGTCCGCCCAATCGAGCAGCTTGGCGGCGGTGCTGATGCGGGCACGCACGCCCTCAAGGGCGGCGCGTACCCACTCTGCTCTCATGTCGAACACGTCGCCCTCCTATGCGAGCGCCCGCACCGCGGCGCGCGCCCTGTCCGTGGGCGGCTTCGCGCGGACGATCAGGTAGTGGTGGAGCGCCGCCAGGGCGTCCACGATGTCGTCGTGCTGGTCGCCGAGGCCGGTGAAGCCAAGCACCTCGTTCAGCAGCACGGGAACCCAGGGGCCGTAGAGGGGGCTGCCCTCCTTCGGCACCGCGACCTTGCCAGCGTTCCAGTCCGCCGCGACGTGCTGCGCGCGGGCGTGCTTGTCGCCGGACATGGGCATCGGGTCAACGGCGATGCCGCGGGACCGGAAGAACGCCTCCAGCCCCTTCTCCGTCGTGGACCGCGCCCACGCGACCTTGCGAACGCCCCGCCGCACGAGGCCGTCGAGGAACACGTCGGCCTCCACCTGGTCGCGAATCATGCCGGTGATGAACAACTTGTCGCCGTAGGCGCGGCCGGTGACGAGCACGCTGTAGTCGGCGTGCGTCTTGGCGGTGTACGCGGCGTCGAACCCGTGACCTTCACGGAACGGCCCCTCGGGTAGCTGCTCGAACGTGTGAACGTCCGAGAACACCTTGCCGCCCTTGGGGATCGGGTTCCCCTGGTACAGGCTCGCCCACGTGTACTCGCCCACCTGCTTCTTGATTCGCAGCAGGCGCTCGACCGGGTACCGTTCCGGCCACAACGCGTTGCCGTCGTCGTCGAGGGCGGGCAGGTTGATCGCCTCCCACCCGTCCTCGATCAACCGGCCGGCGAGGTCGTCCTGGTGCCAACGGGTCATGAGGACGATGACGGACGCGCCCGGCTCCAGGCGGGTGAAGAACACGTCCGTGAACCACTCCCACACCTGCTCGCGGCGCAGGGCGCTCTCGGCCTCCATGCGGTTCTTCACAGGGTCGTCGATGATCCCGAGGCCCGTGATGCCCTCACCCGTCAACGGACCACCGACGCCGGTCGCCAGCAGGCCACCGTCTGACGTGGTGCGCCAGTCGGCAGCCTTGCGGGTCGCCAGCCGCACGCCGGCAGCCTCCGCGAACCGCATGGCGCGGCGGCTCTTGCTGTCCGCGAGCCGCTGCGCGTACGTCGCATAAGCGTTCAACCGGTCAGGGTGCAGGCTCAGCAGGTGCGCTACCAGGCGCAGCAACGTGTCCGTCTTGCCGTGGCGCGGCGGCATGGACACGACCACCCGCACCTCCTCACCCGCCACGATCCGATCCGCGAGCGCCGCGAGGGCGCGCACGGGTCGCGTGGGGACCATGCCGTGCTGCTGCACGAAGTCGAGGAAGGGGGGCGGCTTGTGCGCGGCCCTGCGCCGGCGCAACTCCAACATCGCCGCGGCGCGCAGCCGCAGGTCAACCATCGAGGGGCTTCCCCGCCGCCAGCGCCTCCAGTTGCTCGTCCGTCAGTCGCGTCAGGTCCAGGCTGCCGCTGATGCGCTGCTCCCGCGCGTCCACGTACCCGCGGCTCTTGCCGAGGGTCCGTAGGAGGAACATGACCGCCTTGAGGTTGCCGTTGGCGACGTGCGTGAACAACTGGCTCTCGGCGGTGTCGATCACCGCCTCGCGCGCCTCGTCCAGCGCCTCCGCAACAACCTTGTGACGCTCGATCGCGTTGTACACGGCGCGGCGGCTGACGCCCAACTGGCGCGCGGCTACGCTGACGAGTCCGCGCGCCGCCCGTAGCGCCTCCGCGTAGTCGGCGGCGGTGTGTCGCCGCTTCCTCGCGGGGCGGGTTTCGCGTGATTGTGCCATTGTGAACCGTCCAGCCCGCCCGCGGGGGGGTTGACCACCTGCATGGCTTATGCCAGTCCGAGCGTCCGCTGCGCGCGGAACACCGCCTTAGCGCCGGCGCCGACCTTCCCGTACCGGGCCTCGTACTTCTCCAGGCGCATGATCGCGCCGGAGTCCAGCACGACGAAGAACCGGCCGGGGTCGTGTCGCCTGAATCGGAACAGGGTGCCGGCCGGCATCCGTGACGGTTCGTAGAACCGGACCGGGTGCGGCTGGTTGTTCCAGGGGCGCCCCTTGCCCCGCTCACGTGCCGCTGCCACTCTCCACCTCCTGAAATGGGCACGGCCGCTCCCGCAGGAACACGGCCTCTAGCTGTGTCGTGGTGCGCTCAGTCGCTGTCTCCCACGCGATCGGGGGCGCCTGCCCTCCGGTCTGCTCGGCGGCGAACTTGTACAGGTCGAACTCGGCGAGGACGATGTGCACGACCTCGTGCGCGGTGTTCGCCCACACCTCCGCGTAGCTGTTGTGCTGCGCGGGGTCGAGCGTGATGGTGGCGCGTCGGTACGCGGGCAGCTTGTGGCACACGCCGGCGGCGTCCTCGATCGTCGCCAACTCAAGCTCGATGCTCCAGCCCTGGTCGATGCGCCAGAAGTCGCGCGCCTCGGCGATGCACGCCTCGGCCACGCGCCGGACCGCGCTCGCGTCTAGCACGTCAGTCACCTCACCTGGCTGGTATGTGTCAGGGGTCGGCAGCCCCGGCCGTCCGTGGGGAGAGCGGCGGGTCGCGGGAGGTGAGCGCGACCGGGCGCGGTGTGTGGCGCCCCGGCCGGGGTCCTGCCGTGGGTGCGGGGGCCGGAGTCGAACCGGCCAAGGTCCAGGTTATGAGCCTGTCGCCCCACCTCGGGGCATCCCCGCAGCGATTCACCTCCGGTGCTACTTGGCGGACGTACCGCACGCCGGCGCAGCGCGGTCGCCCCGCTCAGGGGCGGGGCGACCGCAAGGGCTCTTGTCAAGAGGCCGCGAACAGCGCGGGTTGCGCTAGGCGGTTGATCGCGATTTGGCAGTATTCGGGGACGATCTCGACGCCGATGTACCGGCGTCCGAGCCGATAGGCGGCTGCGGCAACCGGCCCTGAGCCCATGTACGGGTCGAGGATGAGGTCGCCGGGGCGCGTGAACTCCTCGATAATCCAGGCCATGAGACCGACCGGCTTCTGCGTGGGATGCAGGAACGGTTCGTTACCATCGCGTTGAGCGCCGTCCCACTGCCATACCGCTTTGAATGTGCGCCCGGCGACGTTGCTCCACGCAAGCTCCACGTCCGAGGAAATGAATCCTCGACGCTTGCCCTCCGGCTTCTTATCCCAAACAATCCAGCCGCCGGAAGGTGGGAGGTGCTGCGCGTACCAGTTGGCTCCCCACAGCACACATCGTGGATAGCGCAGGAGTGGTCGGGGGTCGAACGGTTCGCTGTCGCCCTCCACCGTCACTCCGGCCCACCGGAGCCGCGATTGGCGCTGTGGGGTATATGCCATTCCGTACGGCGGGTCGGTCAGGAGCAGTCCCACGCTCGAAGGGTCGATGTGCGGCAGCACGTCGCGGCAGTCGGCGTTGTAGATGGTGATGCCGTCACGGTCATAGATGGGCGGGATGCTCGTCATGCGGGATGGCGCACCCGCCCCCACTCGCGGAACGGCCGCGGCGCGAACTGTGCAACCTTTTGCACACGGCCTCCCAAACGGCTGCCGCCCCGCGCGGGGGTGCACGGGGCGGCAGCCGGTCATCTTGGACTCCACGGAGGAGCTTACCCAATATTACACCACCTGAGTTACACCCTGCAAGCCCCGCACTACGCTTGTAGTGCCAGAGAGGTAGGTGTCGACGTCCTCCTCCGACAACGCCACCACCTCGCACAGCGCCAGCGCCCCGCGCATGGCGAGCGTCAAGGCGCGCGACACGCCGCGGCCCGCGTTCCGGCGATACGTCCAGCCGCGCGGCGTAGCCTGCCGCACGTACAACGCCCTCACCCGCCTGACCGCCCGCATGTTCTCCAGCGCCTCCGGCGGCAGGCGCCGCTTGTGCTCATCCCACGCCGCCCCATCGAGGTAGAACGCGAACCCGCGCTGCACGCCCATGAGCGGGTCGGGCAGGGTGAACCCGGACAGGCCGCGGCCAGTCACCACCGTCGACGGCTGCGACGACGCGACGCTTCCGCCGCCCACGACCCGGAACGGCGCCGCCTCCCGCAGCGCCTCGCGGTACGTGACCCACTCCCGCCGCGACAGCGCCTCCCACAGCTCGTTGAGGACGTGCCGGCGCTCCGGCTCGCTCATGTCGAGGATGGTCACTCGTTGCCGACCCACAGCAGGATCGCTCCCTCCCCTCCCCATCGCTTCTCGATCTCCAGCTTCCACACGGCAGCGTCACCGCCGGCGGCGTGAGGCATGGCGGCGTCGAGTAGCGCTTTAGCCAGGTTGTCGGCGTCCGGCCGGCCCGTGTGCGGTCTGCCGCTCATCTGCGCCCGCTTCCGTTTCGACCACGATCGCGGCATGGGCAGGATGAACATGGCGCGGAGCCGCCCGCCCGGGGCGACCTCCTCGATCCCGTGGCGGGCAAGCTCCTCGCGCAGACGGTCGGCGAACTGGCGGTAACGGAGCACCGCCGGGCGCCGCTTCCACCTGTCCGCGCGGGTCATGCGCGGCTTCGCCACCGGCGCGACCGGCAGCAGCGCCACGCTCTCACCGTGATGCTCCAGGATCACGCGACCCTCGCGTGCTCGGCCACCACGGCGCGGTACAGCTTGCGGCCTTGCTCGTCCCGCTCCGCAAGCTCCTCGACCAGCCCGAGGCCAGTCAGGACGCGCAGGCCGGCGCGCAGGCTGTCGTCGCCCACGCGCAACTCCTCCTTCATGTCGGCGAAGGTGAGCGGGATGCCGTCGTACTCGCGCAGCAGGCGCAGGGCGCGGCGGCGGGTGCTGTCGAAGGTGGCCTTGCTCCGGTTCGCGCCGGACAGCTTGCAGGCGCAGTAGTCGCTGCACGTCTTACGCCGGCGGTACAAGTCCACGCGCTCGCCGTCGCGGATGGTGAACGTGTCGCCGCAGAACTCGCACTCCTTCGGCGCGACAAGCTCCGCGCGGATGCGCGCCTTGGTCGCGCGGCTGGTGCGGGACCGGGACTCGGCCGCGCACTCGGGCCGGCCGCACGTCTTGACGCGCTCGTACTGCGACCGTGCCAGTCCCCGCTTCGGGATCGGTTCGCCGCACACGGTGCAGGGGCGGGACGGGTACGGCACGGGCGGCTTCGGCCGCCTGAGCAGCGCCAGCCAGCACTCGCGCCTCATGCACGTCTTGCGGGCGAGGAAGTTGTTGCGGCGCTCGCCCTTGCGGCGCTCAAACGGCTCCCCGCACACCTGGCAGTGCCGGACGGTAGGCGTGGTCATGCCGCCCCCCACAGCGTCGGCTGCGTCACGGGCGGCGGCGGCGCGGTGCGGGCCGCGGGCGGCGGGGCGGGGATGCGCGCCCACCTGTCACCAGGCTCTACCCACTGCCAGGGCGCCTCGCCCTGGTACGGCGAGGCGACATGCCACCTGTCGCGCGTGTACGCCTCGCCCTGCGCGTCCGGGTCGCCGGGTTGCAGGACGGCCAGCGCGGGGCGGCGCGCGGCGGCGCGGTACAGCAGCACCACCTCGCCCGCTGCCGGCAACCGCTCACCGGCGGCGATCCAGTCCAACCTCATGCGGCAGCGACCCCCCGGCCGTCCGCGTACACGTCGAGCCAGTCGGTCCCGGGGCGCTCGGGGATGAACACCTCGGCGACGATGCCTAGGCGCGCCAACCGGGCCGCGAGGGTGAAGGCCGCCTCGTGCCCCGCCAGGTTCCGCACCTGCCGCCCGTCCCGCTCCACCGTCCCGTCGTCGTGGTCGGCGGCG